TGCTTTAGCAACTTCAGGAGATGCTGGTTTTGCTCCCTTTTTAGCAGCATAAACCATTCCCATAAACTTTTGTTGGGCGGTACTTACTGCTTTCTCAGCAAGCATTTCACCTTCTAGTTCGTGATGAGCAACCAGACCTTTTCCTTGAGTAGGTGCAATTACAACCTTATTCTTGCCCTTCATCACATCAATCTTCTTCCCATTCGCATCAGGATTGTCAGATTCACCTTCGTGAATAAACTCTTCCTTACGAGTCGCAATTGCCGAACCACGAACATCTCTACGGTTCTGCAGATACTTATCAGTCTTATCTACCTTACCATCATTATTAACATCAGAATCTTCCTTACCAACTGGGTCTAATTTCTCACCACGCTTAGATTTTGCAGTTTGCTCACCTTTTGTTCTCTCACCTTCATAAGGTTCACCATATCCAGTCATCTCAACTTCTTTAATATTTGGATTTGCACGAAGTTCAGAAATCTTTTGACGGTCAGCCATTCTTACATAAGAACGACCATCTTTACCAGTTACTCTTACCTTATATTTTCTGTGCTCAGCACTCTCCAGCTTCTCCATATAGGTCAGACGAATTGGTTCTTCTTCTTTCTGAACCCCTTCTACAAATACTTTATAAAGTGCATTTGCAACATTGGTAGATGCAAATTCTTCAATATTAAAGTCCTCTGCTTGCATACCACCTTTACCAAAAAGTTTTGCTTTTACCATAGCCTTTTCTTGCTGAGGCATATTACTATTGTTCATATACTGAGAATATGCTTGCTGAAGGGGAAGTTCTTCTCTTCTAGCGCGATAGCGAATATCATAAATCGCTTGCTTTACTCTCTTCTCTGGAGACTTTCCACCAGATTCCTTCTTATCTTCGCCAGCAGAAGCTGCGGCAGCAGGAGCGTGTTTTCTTGCTGGAAGCTCTTCAGCAATATGTTTTTTCATGAGAAAACTTTTACTTCTTATCTTTTCTATACTTATTTATGAAATTAAGACCGTATGATATTCCACCTGGTTGTAGATTTTCTTTACCAGTTCCAATTGCTCCTGGAGTTTGCTTTGCAGCATATTTAAAGGCGCCCAAAGTTCCAGTAAGAGTATTTGGTTTTCCTGGAGACCTATACATTCTATCCATCTTGACTTCAGTGTATTCAGATAAATCTTTAATCCAAGATTTAAACATCATACCCGATTCAGTTACACAAATCAAATAGTTAGTTCCACGACGAATGATACGACCAACCATTCCTGTGTTTAGATTTTCTACCAACTGCCCAATTCTAAAAATCGATTCCGTAAGATAATTTTCACGAAGAGTTTGGAAATCGAACTTGGGCGCAATCTCCCAAATATCCCAACCCTCTTTGATATTCATAGAAGCACGGAGATTATCAAATAATTCTATTGCTTCCTTACGCTTCATTTCTGGAGGAAGACCTTCCCTAAACTTACGGAAATCTCCTTCAGCAGCAGCAAGTCTCATTCTGGATGCAGACATTCCTTCCATACCTTTTGCATCAGGGTCTATTTCTCCAGCAGAGACTACCTCAATATTATCAAAAGCATAAAGTTTCCCGTTGTAATTATTTGAAAGTTTCTCAAACTCTTTAATTCTATTAGACCCACCAACAATTCTCACATTCGTATATCCATCATTATGTGCTTTCTTGAGAACATCAAAAATAGTTTCTGTATTTGCATCATTTACAATTCTTTCGCTATGAGCAGGGAACATTCTTCTCATATAAGAAACTTTTGTATCTGGGTCTAATGGATTCTTTTTCTTATCCTGACTTCTAGAAGGGTAGATTAAATAGTCACCCCCATCTGCTGCAGATGATTGTGCAGCAACATCCATCAATTGTTGATGTCCAATCGTAGGAGGATTGAAACGACCAAATGCAATTGTAAGAGTTCCCTTCGTTTTGGGAACTGGTGGAGGAGTCGCGACAGGTTGCTCTTGTGCTGCTGCCTGCTGTTCAGGAGCAGGTGCTTGCTGCGGTGCTGCTTGCTGTTGAGCAAGTGCTGGGTCTTGATATCCTGGAGAAGCAATTGTTTTTTCCTTTTCAGTTTGTACTGGATCCTTTTCACCAACTTTCTGGCGCTTATTATAAAACTTGAGTTGACCCTTTTCAGTTTTTGCTACAAACTCCCCTTGCCTATCATACCATCCACCGTGCCCGTCACCAACAAGACCAAGACGCTGAGCTTGTTGTGATGCAGTTGTTTCGGAAATAAACTGGAAAAAACTTTTCATTCTTATTTTTTAATTCTATTGCAAATGTCCGACATTATTGACTTTTCGTTTGCAATAATGTAATTAAGACCATTTTTTCTAATCTTAATATATTTATTCTTCAATAAATCTGATTTATTGGATTGAATTTCCTTATCAAGTGCAAAGTAAAAATACTTGATAAAATCATTGAAAACATCTTTTGGTCTTGACTTTTTGGTTGTAAAAATATCAAGAACATTATTAAGGAATGCTTGAAGGTCTTTCATAATAAAGTATCAATAGAAATTGCAGATTGTCTATATCTTTTTGGGTAAATTCCAGTTCTAGTTCGAGGAACTGGTCCATTTGGCGTTTGGGTTGGTCTTCCATCACGATAAGTAGTTATTAGTGTAGCACGATATCCATTATTATTATTTAAAAATAATCTAGTTTCACCATTCAATTCCATTGAACCACTAAACGAAAGTTGATAATAAATATCATCATCACTATTAATCAATCGATTAAAAATAAATTCACCTTGCCCAATTAAATGGACATTATCTGGACCATATGGACCACCATAATCTGGACCATATACTGCTTCATTTACCAATTGACTACTTGTTACCAATTTATAAACAGATTTAGTAAGTTTCCCCGAAGAATTGTAGGGATTATTTGGAATTAATCTTCCCCTATTAACCGCATCATCATACAATTGATATAATCTGGATAGATATGTTTGAACTTCTACATTATTATAAATTTTTGCAGCATCTTGTATATTTCCAGATGAAGATTCAGAAACTCCACCATATTGATTAAATGCATCTGGACCAGTTCCATTTTTATGTGAGATAAAAAGAATTTTTTTTCCTAATGCGTTTTTAAAAGCAAAATCCGATTTTGGTTCCCTACCATGAATTCTATTAGTAACTTTTTCAATACCAGTAATTCCAGTAAACATTCCTAGTCCAGGAACAAATAAATCTATACCAAAATTATTTCCCCTACCAGTTCCAGAATTTTCCTGCAATTTATGAAGTGTTGCTATAGTAGCATTAAGAGTTCTTTGTTCCGCATTTGCTCTACCCCTAACAGTTGGTTTTCTAATCGCTTTAATTCTAATGTATCCCGTTTTTCCGTTTACTCTAATATGTGCATATTTATTTCTACCAATTTGAGTAAATTGTTTAGAAATTATATTAACTTCTTGACCCGCATTAAGAGTTAAAATTACTTGTTTTAATGTTATATTCTTATATACTGGTTCATTTGAAACTCCACTATCAATAGAATATTTAATATTTGCGGAATTGGGATTATTGGTAACATATTTTGGCCAATCAGCAGCCTTTTTTCCAAGGTGAGCCATAAGACTTTTTGAAGTATTTAGTGCCCAAAAGAGGACTTGAACCTCCACAGATATTTCTACAGGAACCTAAACCCTGCGCGTCTACCAATTCCGCCATTTGGGCAAAGTGGAAAATAGCGGGTTCGAACCGCTGACCTCCTGAATGCAAATCAGGCGCACTACCAACTGTGCTAATTCCCCGAAAACCCCGAAGGGTTATTTATTCATTCTACTACAGAACCAATCTTTTCGTCAAGGTCTGCAATTACATTGCGAATATCAACAACACGAGGAGGAACACTCAATTCATTATAAGTGTATCCTTTTTGTGCATCAAATAGAACTTGACGAACTGCTGCAGCGGCACGAACATCCATTTTTACAGATACAGTTTTTGCCATCATATGTCTCCTTCTTCACGATTTTCACTATAATAAACATCAAAGAAACCGTCTGGATAACGCTTCATGAGTTTATCAATATTAGTCTGAATCACTTCATCAAAAGAAACATCCAGAGCAATACACGCTTGGGCAACATACCACATAGTATCACCAAGTTCTTTAATAAGATGAGTACGAGTCTCATCATTCCAGGATTTGCCCTGAAAGACCATTTTTTTCACAATCTCCATAAACTCACCACCTTCGGCATTAATACCAACAGCAGCAGTCAGAAGACGCTCAATATTTGCACCTTTCTCATCCAACTGGACCATACGGTCAGACAGAGCAAGAAAGTCTTTAGATGCATCAGAAGTTACAGCATCTACAAAGTTTTGATATTTATCGAAATCAACTCGTTGTGTCATGAAAATTTAAATCCTTCAAATGATTTTTTGGGTTTTTTGTCTTCTTCGTAATTATACTCGTCTTCTTGTCCAGAGTCAAGTATCTTGATCGTCCACCCTTTATAAGTTTTTCTTTCTCCCTTTAAAATACGAGTAAAATAACTTTGAGAAAACTTATTATCTCTACAAAACTGTGCAAGATTTTTCATTATTAAAATAGTTCCATCTATATTTTTTAATTCATAAATGTTTTTGCTATGAGATAAAGCAATTTTTTCTTTACAACTATCAGTAAGTTTTTTACCAGTTCTATATGCAATCATTTTATCAACAGTTTCTTTTGATAAAACTTTTCCTTTATGTGCTTTACTTATACTTTTTTTATGCTCCACACTTAAAGGTCTTCCAATTAATTTTTGCCTCCTTTTTTCTATAGAACTTTCAGATTGTTTAAACCCTCTTGCACATTTACCACCTTCTTTAATATTGAATCCATTATCTATAGAATCATAATATTTTATCCAATATTGTTCCCGTTCATCTAATAAATTTTTATCTTCAACTTCTTCAACTATACCATAGACAAAATCATATTTACTATATTTTTGAATTGCTCTGCTAATTTTAGTTTCGTTTATAGTTCTAAAATGACGCAAAACTCTTCTCTGCATTTTTTCAATAGTTTGTCCTATGTATTTTTTACTAGTGGATAAACTATGAATACAGTAAATAATTCCCATTAGAATTTAAATCCATCAAATGATTTTTTTACTTTTGATTCACTACCATGAACAAAGTCTTCATCTTTACCAGAATCTAAAATATCTTTTTGAGCGATTTGTTCACAATCATAAAGACGCATTTTTGCTCTATCAATTCCCAATACGAACCTCTTATATATATCAGTTGAAGAATATCGGTTTTTAAGTTGTTTGACCATAATCTGTCCCAACTGCTCCAACTCTTCGGTACTAATCAGAGCAAACATAAGATCTGCAGTAGCAGGGAGACCAAAGGACTCACTAGTATCAGTGAGTTCAGGATCAGAAGATCCAAATCCACTTCTCGTAGTTTGCGTGGCACTGCAAATCGGAACATTAAATTCTACAGCAAGACCACGAAGTTCTTCT